AGCCATTAGAGTCGAGTTGCGAATTCCATATGATAGAGCACGGCTGCCAAGAGTACTCCATGGCATCTTATAATTTGGAGCAACTAACTCGTCGACTTCTTTCTTATAAGTTTGAATTGGCATGTAGCCATACGCATACTTAGTCTCATCTGATTTAGAACATGATCCTACTTCTTCAGCCAAGTCGACCGAGGCTTTAATAAGGTAGTAACTCCATGCTTCAGCATACTCATGCACCAACTCAAGGTTTGGATTAGAATAATTGGTGTCATTACGAGCCAACCAATAAGCAAAATTAATAATACCGATGCCAAGAGGACGACGATTGCGAGTACCAATAGCAGCGGCTCTAACAGGATAGTCCTGATAATCCAATAGGGCATCCAGAGCGCGTACTGCAATGGTGCATGGCTTTTCGAAATCAGCTGGCTTTCTAATCTTCCCCCAGTTAATTGCTGCAAGTGTACATAGGCTGATTTCTCCTGACTCATCGTTAATATCCTTTAATGGTGTAGTTGGAAGTGTAATCTCACAACACAAATTACTCATACGAACAGGAGCAGCTTGAGTAAACGAACTATGCTCATTCGCATGGTCAACATTCATCAAGTAGATTCGTCCTGTGTCTTTTCGTTCTTGCATGAAGGCTGAGAAGAGATCAATTGCAGGTATGGTTTTCTTTCTAATTTTTGTTGAGCGCTCGTATTTTTCGTAGAGTTCTCTAAATTTGTCATTGTCAGTAAAGAACGCCTCGTATAAATCAGGCACATCATGAGGCGACAAGAGGGTGATATTACCTCCAGATAAAAGTCTTTCATACATTACCTTATTAAACTGAACACCATAATCAAGATGGCGAATACGATTATCTTCGGTACCCTTGTTGTTCTTTAGGACAAGTAGATCCTCCACTTCGTAATGCCAAAGGGGGTAATAGAGTGTCGCCGCTCCACCTCGGACACCGCCTTGGCTACAACTTTTAACACCAGACTGGAAATGCTTATAAAAAGGAATAACGCCAGTGTGAGAAGCATCACCATTGCGTATAGGAGATCCAATAGCCCTAATACGACCGCCACCAATACCAATACCAGCTTTTTGAGAAACATACTTAACAATTGCAGAAGCAGTTGCATTTATCGAATCCAGCGAGTCATCTGTTTCAATAAGTACGCACGAACTAAACTGCCGCTGAGGAGAGCGGACGCCTGCCATAATAGGAGTAGGAAGACTAATATCAAAAGTACTGATTGCATCATATAAATCCTTTACCCATTTAATTCTATCTTTAGTATAGTTTTGAAAAAGTGTCATGGCAATCAACATGAAAGCCATCTGTGGAGTTTCGTAATACTTACCGGTTACACGGTTCTTGATGAGATACTTACCACGGAACTGTTCCATGGCTGCGTAAGTTAGCAGATTGTCGCGATCGTGGTCGATATAGTTGCCGAGTTCTTCAAATTCCCATTGATTATATTGCATACCAAGATCGCTATCATAGTAGTTTTGATTGCGTACACGTAGATAATGATCAAGCAGATCAATAGGCTCGTACTGACCATAAACTTCTTTACGAAGCTGATAGTTAATCAGTCGACCAGCAACATACTGATAGTTGGGATGATCTTCATCAATGAGATCTGCAGCCGCTTTAATCAGTGTTTCCTGGATATCTCCAGTTTTGATACCGTTGTAAAACTGAATGTGAGTTTTGATTTCTAGATCAGATACAGAAACGCCAGATAGGCCTTCACACGCATAAGCAGCAACTTTGTGGAACTTATTAATATCTAGAGGCTCGCGAGTTCCATCACGCTTCTGTACTTGAATCATCTATTTTCCCTAATGCAATTGTGCCGTCTGAAAAGACTTTCCACTCAAGAACTGTGTTTTCATCCCATCCAAGAGACTCCATCATTTCCGGTGGTAAATCTATATATAAGTCTCCGTCTGCTGTTTCTTTTACTACTGAAGAATGTTTCATAATTCAAGCGCTTTCAGCACATCTGGAAAATGTGCTCCAATAATCAACCAACAAAGTTCAGCAATTTCACGGTGTTCTTTTTGTGTTGCTTTATCCATTCGCAACTGACAATAGTGAACCCATGAACGTAAAGAACCAGACATAATCATAACAGATTCAGTATTACCTTCTGGCAGAACAGCTCGTGCCTGTTCCTTCGCAATACCATTATCGATGGCCCAATTGTAAGCATCTAAAGCAGCATCAGTAGCTGCGGTTTGTTTCATTGACCATTCTTCGGCCAATCTGGCATCATCCACTTCGATTGAATTTTGTCGGTTATTGGAATCCTGAAGGCGTGCTTCCCGTACAACAAATCCCAGATCCTTGGTTGGATCGGCGTAACGCTGACTGTACTCTTGGAATGAGAAAGAACGATGCCGCAGAATCTGGCGGGCAATATCTCTTGCTGTTCTGATTTCCATTGATACATGTACTATCTCCAAAGGTGACCAATGATGGTTCTTGATAAGATACTGAACGAGCTTAGGGGCTGTTGCAGTGTTGTTCTGGTTAGAGGGATTCGATACTCTTGCTGCCCATGCAACCAGTTCATTAGCAGTTGTACATTCTGTATATGCACTCGGCTTTGTAATGCCGATTAAATTCACTTCAGCCATTATTAATCTTTCATCACATATTCAAGAGCTTCGAGCTTATCTTTATATTCAGCAATCTGAGCTAGTTCTAATTCAAGCGCAGTCATGAAGTCAGTATGTTCATGAATTGCCATTGGATTATTCAACATAATCTTAACGTTCATTCTATGTCGTTCAGCGCTGTGCTGAAGATGCCGACGAAGTGTATTACAAATTTCAGTTTTCATAATGTTTCCTTTTCAATCTCGGTCATTGCTCTGTCTCCTGTAGTGCTACTACTCACTGGGTGTCTGGTTGTCGGGATGTGTAAAGGTTTCGCCGGTTTCATGGAATGTCTTGACTGCCCTTACAAATATATCGGGAGCAAAATACTGTGACACTGAATGTCTCATGCCGGTCTTATCTAAATCCCATTCCCAAAAGTTAACGAACGGAGCCAAAGCCTCCCGCAGCTTCGCATTGTCGGCTTGCAGGGTTTCGATGCGTGCTTGCAGGGCTTTGTTTGCGGACGAAGGACGCCGACCAATTGCGTATCGCAAATCGTTAATGTCTGCTTCGAAGCTCCAACTGGGCAAGTTTTCAGAAACATAGGGCTTGCTGCCAGCAACTCGGTAGTCATTGATGTAAACGCAGCGGCGTCCAACAACCGTTACGGTGAGTGTCTTATCGTTCATCGCTATTCTCCTGCACAAAATCGCCGCCACGCTCTTTTGATATCAAAGCCCCCGCCGCCGTTCGATGTATCGCAGCAAAAATGTCTGCGAGAGGGCCTGTGTCGCCAGTCTCTTCGATGCCGATTGCCGCGAGCATTTGGCAGTGCCAAAGACTATCCCGCTCTGTGGGAACCCCTGCTGCGATGTCAAAGCCTTGTTCTTGTTTTGCCAAGCGCAGCCAATAGTCTTTATCGGTCGGTAGTGGCATCGCTATTCTCCTTCCCATAGTTTGCGGGACGCGGCGGAATGTCATCCGGCGTTGCAAAGCCAAACATAGGCAGGAAGAAAAACGCACGGCCATCACGCTTGAATATTTCAGCGCCTTGTATTTCCCCTGCGGCAGCCCCTGCGGCAAGCCATGCGGCAGCCCCTGCGGCATCCCATGCGGCAGCCCATGCGGCATCCCCTGCGGCAGCCCATGCGGCAGCCCATGCGGCAGCCCCTGCGGCATCCCCTGCGGCATCCCATGCGGCATCCCTTGCGGCAGCCCATGCGGCATCCCTTGCGGCAAGCCATGCGGCATCCCTTGCGGCAGCCCATGCGGCATCCCTTGCGGCAGCCCCTGCGGCAAGCCATGCGGCAATTACTTTTAACCAATCACTATTCGTCATGCTGTCCGTGTGCCACCAGAAATCCAGCAACTTGCTCCACTGATCTCCAATGACCTTGCTAGGGTCAGTGAGGACAATAGCCGGTGCGCCGTCGAGGTTATCATTAGTGTTACGTAACAAGATGGCGTGAGCGCGGCTGATATTTAATAACGCGGCAGTCTCTTTGTCGGCGTTGGCCTGTTCAGTATCTTTAAGCATTTGCGCGTCCCATCCACCTACAACGTGCAGGACTTGACCTTGGGCGCACATGCAGGACAAGTTACCATCCTCATAGCTATCTATGTCGATAAGACGGCCTTTATACGGCTTACCCTCGTCGGTGTTCCAACGGGCAATTAGTTCTTCTATTTTCATCGTTCTGTCTCCTGTAGTGCTTTCAAATCAGATATGCCGCTTTCCAATCAACGATGTAATCCGACGCAATAAGCTGGGATTGTTGTCCATCGGAATGATCGGCCCAGGAACACGCTGCGTGCGCTGATAGCCTGAACGCCTTTCCCAATTATTTGACCCTCTCGTCTCAAACCTTATGCTCATTGTCCAACTCCTTGACGGCCTTGATCAACATCATGCGTGCTTGCGCTGAGATGGAGCGATGCTCCGCTTTGGCGATCTGCTCGATCTTGTCTCGAAGGTCGCTGTCAACGCGAACGGTCATATATTCTTTGGGTGGCATCATTCTCTCCTGTTAAAAATTCCAAGGCGTAGCGCCCAATGATTGCGCGACTTTACGGGCTTCGCGTTTGCCCAAGACTTCATAGCTTTCGAGATATGTGCGCTGACCATTGACGATCCGCGTAATGTCGAGAGTATCCGCACCAGATTTGCGGCCTTTGGTGAATTCAGCAGCAAGCATTATTCACCTCCCTTGAAAAGTTCGTCATAAACGACAATCGACATGCAGAGGATGATTCCCAGCAGGATAAAAGCTTCAAGCGGCATTTGCGTTCTCCCATTTATCAAAACCTTGGAGCCAGACCTGCTTGGACATGCGGTCAAGAAGCGCCTTCTCGTAATGGGTGATTTGCTTTGTTACATAATGAAAGATCGGATACTGAATCGATTCGGGCGCAACGCGAGGTTCGCCAGCCTTCGCCGCTTTGTACCCTTGATTGAAAACTACTATCATTTCCATTTTGCACTCTCCCTTGTGGTTGATGTGGTCAGAATAATTACCTTCACACATATTGCAAGAGAATAATTCGCACAAAATAATTATTTTACATTCAGGTCAATCGTTCGCTGGGATTTGTCCGACCAACGCACGCCATGTTTCGCGCCGTATCTCACAGCCACTTTCCATGAGGCCAGCGGGAAGCATCAGAAGATTTTGTAATCCCAGATCGAAAAAGTTTCTTCCGAATCCTAGAACATTCTTTGCAAACGCGGACTCCTGAAGGAGTGACGTATAAATTTTTTCCATCAAAAGAATGCCCACGAATGCAATGCGTCTTGGCCTTTGTCATTTCAATTAGGGCATTCCGTTTTCGAGACGTGCATTGCTTAATATTTTCAGAATGCAGACCATAAGAAAGATGTTTGGGGTTTACGCACAAAGCGTTGTCGCAGGAATGGAGGGTTTCCAGGCCATCTGGTCTTGGCCCATGTGCGACCAATGCTGAAAATAAATGAGCCTTCACTGAGGTCGAATTGAAGCAAAAAATTCCGCGAGTATATGAGCTTTTTTTTCTCGGTTTATTTTTTGCGCCTTGCCATATCCAACAATCATCATCGCCAGCTATTTTGACTTTGCTCCAAAATGCGGCGAGGGAGGCATCACTCACTTTTATTTTTTGTCCATTTGACATTGTGCTTCGCTCCATAGGCATAAATTAGTTCAATCAACGCACTAAATTGAGACTTTGATAGCACTGATGATTTATGACCACAAGGAAACATTCCAGCGCCTTCCAGTTCTGGCAGAAAGCGCATCTCCTGGCCCAATGCGTGCAGGAAGCGTAATTTCATATCATCGGCTGAGTATGTGGCAGTCTCTGCGACTTGTGCCTGTATGTCGGCTATAAGCGGCCACATGAGCCTATTCTGCTCTTGGGTGCGGGTTTCCTCCCCGATAGCGACCACATAGCCTTGTGGGGCTTTATAGATAAGATCGGTAGCCCTATCCCTATGCGCTTTGGAAGCCAGCTTGATCGTGCGCTTATCCATCACGCGCCCTTTCCAGATCAACCCGCTTCGGTGATGCTTTCACAAACGCCCGCGCAAGTTCCTTCATGTCGATGCCATGCTTTGCCTCGAACGACCTTTCCCCGATCCTATGCTGTTCGGAATGGCAGTCGCGGCAAAGGCTGATCGTCCAATAATCTCCAGGCTTGAGCCCCATCCCCCCGTTCGTTCCTGTTCTGACGTGCGCGACCTCGATATGGTCATAGGTCTGACACGCACAGCAGGCATGGGAGCGAACGAACTTGCAATGCGCTGGCGATATAAACCGCTTGGCACGCTTTTCTGGTTGAGGGCGACGGGGCGGCAGCAATTCATTTCTCCTAAAACGGAACGTCCGAAT